GCTCTTCCGATCTGGGAGGGACAAATAACTTCTGATAGATTACAAAACTGATAGGGACGTAGGATAATTTCACAACAAGGGTTGGTGCCAAAGTCAATGGACCCATCACGTCTACCATTAGATGCTGCTTTCTCTTGTGCAGATATACGGTTGAAGATGCCACGCTCTCCGCTCTTGCTCTCGTAGAGTGATAACCATTCTTTCATAAAGATACCCATGTCAGGTTTCTCTGTGTAGCAAACAGAGTTATTAGATAGTGCGCGTTGCTGGTTATCTACCCACCACTCACCACTCTTTGCCATACGCATACGCTCATCAGTCAGATTAGAAAGTGAAATCAAAGCGGACCTTCTAACACCACCAACAACTACTACCTGACCAATCTTACACATGATATCATGACACTCAACTGAGTTTAGTTTTCTACCCTGTGCTTTCTTAAATGTTTGAATAGTAAAATCAAACAGTTCCTCTAGAGGTTTAGGACCAGAGGCTCTACCTCCAAATATTTTAAGACGTTCACCAGCAGGACGAATCTTACTAGTATCAATCTTAGGTATACGATTAGTATAAAGAAGAGATATTAGATCACGTAGTCCTCTAGCCCATCCCTCCTTAGAGTCAGCAACAGAAACAACATCATCTGTTTCTTCAAAAGCTACATCAGGAATTGTAGGAAGTTTAGCAATGTACTGACGCTCAACAGAAAAGCCAACGCCTGTACCATTCATAAGAATATAAAGACACTCATCAAAAGAACGAGGTGAATCAATAGGAAGATAAGAACAGTTATAACCAGCAACATTCTCACGGGCTAGAGCAGGACCAGCAGTCATCAAAGCTCGCATAGAACCAAGCACTTCAAGATTAAGCATAGCATTTCTAAGCTCAGATAATTCTTTACCAAACAAATCATAAGTATAATCATGACGTAGATGATTTACCATGAAAGAAAGATATCGATCTATTGTTTCTTCCCAGGTTTCTCTGCGCTGCTCTTCTTCCAACCATCTAGAATAACGAGACATGTGAATGAATGATTGGTAATTAGTTGGTAAAGTAATTTGATTCATGTTGTTCTCCTCTATATCTTTTCAATTAATTTTTTAAGATACCATTCTGCTTTTTGCAAGTCTTCTTTTGGTTTGTTTTTATGTTTGTATCTCATAATATATTTAAGCATGTTACCTTTTAAGTAACCCATAAACTCTTCTTCAGTCATAGACATTTCTAGAATATCTATTGCTTCTACACCCTGCATACGATAATGCTTGGGGCTATTAACCATATCATGTTTCGTAGAAGAACGAGTTGATTTGTTTTCTGGCATAACTAGTATCCTCTTCATTAAATATTTTGTCAGCAATTGTTCGCATAACAACAGGATTAACTCCTGCTACATCACATATGTATTCAAAGTTTTCACAAGTCACGCCTGAACAAGCATAGAACCAGGCTTTAGCAGCACTCCTATCTACTCTAATACGGGTAGGTTCATTGGTTGATACTGGTTTAGTAGCATCTAACAATGCTCGAAAGATAACACCCATAAATAAAGAATGATACTCGCTATTTTGAGTATCATTAAAAATAGATTCGTTTGTTATTGAAGTTAAATTGTTAATGATGTGTCTATAGTTCTGGTTCATAGCTCTCCACTGGTCTGTACCATTTTCCTCCTACATAGTTGTTATAAAACGCTGGTTCATCTGTACCTTCAAGAACAGAAGCAAGGACATTATATTTCATTTGATAATAACATTCATAATATCGCAAGCTTCTTTTATTTTTATATTCAGCTAACATCTCAAATTTAAAATTTCTTTTGCCTAGTTTTTTAATATCTTCTGTCAAAGATTTAGAAGAACCCATATAAACTTTCCAATTAGATTGTCTAGACTTCTTACCTTTTTTATAGTGCCAATATTGTTTACATCCTATATAAGCTTTACCTGTTTTCTTATTTGTAATGATGTATACAAAACCAAATTTATTTTCAATGTCAGGTTTACCCATATACTTCCAATGCATTACCAATCTACAATCTCTTCTACGTTAGGCATCTTAGAAACTTGCGTAAGATATCGAGGGTTTGTTGCATAATCAAACACACGTAGTCCTTGACCATTATTAGCATCCTTCCAACAATCACGCTTATAATCACAATAGATGCAACCAACATCCAGCTTACGGTTGCCAGACTTACCATCAGGAACATCAGAATAACATTTAGCTGGTGGATTACTTTGATTAACCATGTCTTTAATATACTTAACTCTATCAGATGCATTAATCATTTCCATTGAATGAACTTTAGATAAACATATCTCACCTGTTTGTTTATTAATAGCCAGGAAAGCAGCTTCAGTCAATCCATTAGCTTCAGCATAAGAAGATATCTGTGCGATATATCCAAAGGGATCATCAGAAGATACGTAATTGTTTTTAAATTTATCAAAACCTCTACCTGATGAGGACTTACAATCAACCAATACATTATCTATAATAGCATCTTGATGTCCTAATACACCTTCAACGGATACTTCTTTCTGTTCATCTTTAACCTCATGTCCCGCAAGAGATGACAAGGTAAGTAGTAGTTCCTCTAAAATATAACCATATAAAAATTTAATCTTATCTTTACCCTGGATTTCAATATTCTCTTTAACTTTTGAATGAGGTGAAGCACTATACCATTGCTGTCTTTCAGGTTTACCAATAGCAGATAGTCGAAGAGTATCTCTTCTACGTTCTTCTTCATAGATAAATCTTTTTAAATGTACCTTTAGTGCATCACCAAATTTATCTATAATATTATCTACTTCATCATCTGACATATCAGGTACAGATGATTCAAACAAAGAATAAATATCAGCGACTAATGTATCAATTGTTTTCATAAAAAATAGGGGGAACTCCAGATACCCAGAGTTCCCCCTTCCCTAGTTAAGACGAAAGAGGAATAATGTCCTCGTCCATCGAGGAGAAGCCTTCATCTACTACATCAAACGCATCTGATGCAGAGCCACCATAAGGAACCAAATCTAGAACTTGTACCGCCTCAAGCGAAGCAGAGCGTCCCTTACGCTTCTGATACGTCCAATCATATGGACGATACAGAACATTTACAATCGAACCATTACCCACCAACGTATTCAAGATAGGTTTCTTCTGTGCATCCATAACATCAGGAGCAGAGTTAGCTTGTCCAGTTCGACGGTTCTTAACCTGACGCTTCAAGGTAATGTAATCACCTCGTTCATCATCCTTGTTTTTAATACGATCCTCAAGACCATCTGCAACCAAGTTAGCAATCGTAGATTCAGAAAGATTACCTACATCAATCTTCCACTCACCGTCTTCATTGAAGGTGGTGTTTGGTGTGGTTACAGAAGCCCAATAAGCCGTGCCATTAATTACACCCATAGTATTTTCTCCTTACTAGTTAGCAGATATCTCTGCATGATTTCAAACGAATTATACATGATACAAAGCAATGTGTCAACTACTATTTTATTAATACAATGTTACCCTCCAGTTTATTTATATCATCCATACAAACCCTTGAAATTAAATCCTTTCTTCCTTTACGTTGATATGCTGCGTACTCAGCTAGATGAGTAGATGGTACAATATTTTCTAAGTCAATCTTATCTTCACAAAACTCTATCAGTTTGTACCTATTGACTAATAGAAAATCAAACTCTCTTTCAAAGGCTATATAATCTGCTTTACCATACAACCATCCAGGTTTACCTCTCACATTTTTAAATTCAATCCAAGTCCATTCATCATTAACTTTTGAATCTCCTCTACTAATTTTCTTTCTAGCTTTAACGTCTACACTAAAATTAAAATGATAGCAACTAATAAAGAAATCAATATGTTGGTTTATATTTTGATCTCTATTTGCTTTATATACTTTGAAATGTTCTTTCTTTGCTACCCTTTCAAAGATATTTTCTGCTCTTTCTCCTGTTTCAAAACTCTCACTCTTTCTTAGTGCGTTTGTAGCCATGTCGTTCCTACCTTATGTTCACTATCCAGAGGACAGTTTAAGTTTAAAGTTTTTGTAGTCTTAGTCATAGCATACTTGGTAATCTCTGTAAATCTTTTAACATCCTGGTTCGCTACTTCAAACTGATATTCATCATGAATACTCCCTACTAGTTTAACGTCAAGACCTTGAGCATATACGTTAGACATCATATGCACAAGCCATTGTTTACACACGACTGCACCCGCTCCTTGAATTAAAGTATTCAAAGCAGAGAATGCATTACGTATGTGTAAAAGTCTACCATCTAATCCTTTAATCAAACCAGACTCTGCTGCTTCTGTTACCTGATTACGTAGGTTGCGTAAACGTGGCATGTTTTTCAAGAACCTATTGGTAAGTTCTTGCCCCTCTTTTGCAGAGCCACCTACCACTGCACCAATCTTTGCTGGTCCTGCTCCATACATTAAAGCATAAATAAATGTCTTGGCTTGAGATCGATCCTGCAAGCCAGCCATCTTCATGTTAGCTGTATGTACATCACCATTAACAACCTCATCAATAAAAGATTGATCTTTCATATAAGAGGCTAAGATACGTAGCTCAAGTCCTGAAGCATCAGTGCC